CTCTTGTCTAACGTAGTTGATGAAGAGAATCATGATATTGCACTTAATTACGCAGCTGAAGCACATAAGATCCCCCTTCGGTTTGAGAAAGAAGCTGAACGCATTAAGAATGCGTGGCTTGAATTGGACCGCCATCCGGTCCTTAAGGCCGTGGTTCTTGAGCGTTCCGTCTTCTTTGTCTTACTCCCCATCTTCCGTTTCCTTGGAGACACAGGACTGCGCACCACAAGTGCAGATATCAGCCGGGATGAACAGACCCATGTCGCGGCTAACACGCTCGTCTGCGAAGAGCTTGGTCTTAAATCTGACAAGGAACTCAATAAGCTTAGGAGAGCTACGGTCGCTTGGGTGCTTCAATCCCTCAAAGGGGATGAAACTAATAAGCATCTCTCCTCGAACTTCTGGATGGCGAGTTCTGATTCGCTCTACACCCGTGGTAAGGCCGAGGGGCTACTGAGCACTCGTGCTTCACGTATGCCTGCCTTCTTCGAAACTAATAACGTAAACCTACCCCAGTATGCCTAGTAGCAAAATCCAAGTAGTTAAAAAAGATATCTGTCCTGATACCTTCGATGACTCTCAACTGCCGACTGATGTTCATATTGTCACGTTCACTAAGGATGGTCAGCGTCAGTTCGATGCTGTCCGTGCTTATACGAAAGTAGATATTTTTAATGAGTATTACGATAAACTAGGCAAAGCTAATCCGATACACTCTATTGAATCAGGGTACGGACGTATCAAACCAATTTTGTATGGCAAAATAAAAGGTAATGACTAAAACTGATTATATTTCTCAACTGCTTAACATTGTTGAAGCGAGAGCCAATCGATGCACAGTTAAGCAAATCAAAGTATTACTAGCTAAATATGCATAACGCAGAATTAATTTGGATTACACCGGATGCTGAAGCACTGGTTGGCAAAATTGCTCGTGTTTCTAATCCTGAAAACGAAGACAATCCTAAAGTAGAAAGACTGCTTAAGTATTTAATTAAACACAAGCACTGGTCACCATTTGAGATGGTATCAATGTGTGTTGAGATACATACTACGAGAGCAATATCACCACAAATTTTGCGCCATCGTAGCTTTTCTTTTCAAGAATTTAGTCAACGATATGCTATTCCAACTGATACTTTTGCTACTGTAGTGCCAGAACTGCGTCGTCAGGACAAAAAGAATAGACAAAACTCCATCGACGACCTGCCTCATGAGACAAAAGAGTATTACAAGGAACGGATGGATAATCATTTCCGTGAAGCTGTAAACCTCTATGAGTCTCTCCTTCATTCTGATGTAGCTAAAGAGTGTGCTCGTTCTGTGCTGCCTTTGAACACAGTAACCCGACTATATATGACTGGTACTATTCGTAGTTGGTTGCATTACTGTGACCTTCGATGTGCCAACGGTACACAACAAGAACACAAGCAAATCGCTGACAGTATTAAAAAAATTATTACAGATCAACTCCCTACTATTGCCCACGCAATGTGGGAGTAGGACCTATGATTAAGACTGACAAATACGTTAGTCAATATGAACTTTATTGCAGCAACCGTTGAACTCCGAGCCATCATCACAGATCCTATTAATGCTTATGGGCTCGATTATCGCGGCGCTGACGCTGTTATCCCCGCTGCTAATAGTAGCGGAGAGGTCAAGCTGCGTGCACTGTGCTTCAATCGCGGAGGACCAAAACTCGACACTTTTCTCGATTGGAAAACAAGCACACGTGCTCTAGTAACTGGTTACCTCGTGTTCTCTGATGACACGTCGCAACCTTTGGATTTCCTGGTCACGACAATTGAACCAAATATCCCGCAAGATATGTACTGCAATCAGGTCGTGCTGGGTAATGCCTTCTTTGGATCAGATGAAATTAAAGAACGTAGGAATGGACAAATTGCTATCAAGATTGGAACTACTCTCGACAACTCAGACGTCACCACATGGCTATTCATGGAACTCCACGAAAGCCGTAAAGCAAAACTTACTGATCGAGTACGTAAAGGACGCGGTATTTGCGTTCACGGTTACATCCGTGAATATCGTAAAGAGGGTGATACGAGTCCTTACCGTGCAATCGTTGCGAACGACTTCAGTACTAGAAAAGAAAGAGAGCGAAATTCGTCAAGTAATCAAACGACGGGCAGTGCGAAAGGCTATGGCTCTGCGGACATTGACCCCACTCCGGAATACTAGAGAATCCTGGCTGGATTAATACCCCAAAGGTCCACGTGCGGGCCTTTTTTAATGCCAAATAATTTTCCACATTTGTTGCCTATACTTCTTATATTTGTAGGGTCTAAGAAATCTAAATATGACGCTACAAGTTCTGCCTCCCGAACTTCTGGAGGCTCCTAAAGATAAAATAGAAACAAGAGAACCACAGCCTTACTTCAAACCAAGCAGTCTTAAAGATGGACAAAGCGAAGAGTTCCGACTACTCGGTTGCTATGAAACCGGACACGCCATTATGGGATGGCAATACGCATCGGAGATTCAAGATCCTAAAACAGGTGACTTACGATTTAATGGTTATGTCGTTACCCGTACTCATCCTGGTCAGCCTGCTGATCTATCACGAGAGACCGACTGGTCCAAGCCCGACCGTCCCAAGATCGACGGTACTTACGTAAAGCCTCGACGTTTTCTTGCTTGGGTGGCAACTTCTGCTGCTCGTGGTCGACTTGAAGTTCTGTTTATTGAGCAAAAGTCTTTGCGTGAACAGCTTACTGAAGTTCTTCAAGAGATTGAAGACTATACCTGGACTGAAGAGGGGCTGGCTAACTTCTCAATTAAAATCAGCCGTAAAGGTTCTGGTCTAGAAACTACATATAGTATTCTCCCTAAGGTACGCAAGGTCCCAGAAAAAATTAAAAAGGAATGGGAAACCCAGAAGGATTCCATCTGGCTTCCTAATTTCTTTGAAGGCAAGGACCCATTTGACGGTCGCCAGACTGATTCAAAAGGTCTCCCTGCTGGCGGCACAGACAAACGTGGAGCACACGTAGGATCTACCACTAAGAATAATGTTAAACAAGAAGAAGACGAAGCAGAGTTTTGAGCCTGAAAAATATGTTGTTGATGACTATTCGAGCACTGTATCGATAGTTGTCAACAGCTTTATGGGAGCTATGGCTGCATCTAATTGGTGTGGTCGTTACTATCCCAACCACGATTGCAAATTCGTCTCAGACGATCGCTATCAACAACTTAAAGAAGACTTAAAAAAATGATTGAACAAAAACATCTCGAGGAAGAATTCTGATGTCCAGCGTTAACACTGATGGCTTGCCACCTGAAATGCAAGCACGTATTGCACAAATTATCGAAGGTGCAAAGCAAAAAGCTAATGCTGCTATGGCTGCTCAAGCTGCTTCACCTCAACCTCAACCTCAACCTGAGCCTCAACCTGAACCTGCGCCAGCACCAGCACCAGCCCCTACGCCTAACCTGATGGATCACACCATTGCTCTTCGTCAAGAAGTTGCAGCAATGAGTCAGCAAGTTGCCGCTATTGGTCAAGTAACTGAAGCTGTTGGTCAAGCCGTAGGTCAGTTGTATGCCATGTTTCAACAGCAAACCACTCCTACAGATCAAGGCCCAACGTATAGCGAGAGCTTCCAGCAACAAGTAGACGTGGGAGATGACTACTGAGAAGCCGTACCGGATTCAAACTCCATCCGGTTATCGGAAATATCTCTGTAGTGGGTTGTATATGCCGTCAGTGACTACGGTCCTTTCGGCTACCGAGACTGAAAAGTCGAAGGCCAGTTTGCGGATCTGGCAACAAAACAATCCAGGTGCATTAGAAGAAGCCTCAACACGAGGTTCTGCGATACACTTGGGTTGCGAGAATTACTTGCGTGGTCTTGACCCAGGAGTTCCTGATGAATACTCAGACTTCTGGAATGGAATAACACAATATCTCGATTGGTTCGATGTCCTTCACTGGAGCGAGCGTCCACTCCGTAAGGATTGGTACCACCTCCGCTCTGATGATAAGGAAGTTGCTTATGTATGGAGCACCGAGCATCTCTATGCCGGCTGCCCTGACTTGATTGGAGAAATCGGTGGCGTCAAAGTTATCGCTGACTTCAAGACGAGCAACGGTCCTTACTCTGCTGTCTTCCCTGAAAAGGGTGACCGCGTAGGATTTGGAGGATGGAGAAAATATACTAAATGTGCTCAGCAGATGGCGGCTTACCGCCTCGCATTAGCTGAACGTACAGGTTATAAGTGTGAAGTGGCTTTGATTATTGTGTCTACGCCAGAAACCACTCAAGGAATTTTTATTGATTCCGATCAGATGGACAGGCACGAAACAAAGTTCCTCCAACGATGTAAACAGTTTCACGATAAGGAGAGTGGAGAAGAAGATACTGAAGGTAGCAGTCAATAAGAACTGCAAAAACAAAACTGGTCCTGAGCTTGTAGCTCGGGGCTGGTCAAATGTGTTAGTGAACCTTGAGTGGTTGCTCGGCTGGGTCCAATCTGGATACGGCTGGTGCGCCACTCATTTCCGTCAAAAGCACCGCAAGGCAGACAACTCTGCTGGTAGCAACCTCATTGTGCTCGACTTTGATGGCGACACAACGCTTGATGCTTTCTGGGCTACTACTACAGCTAAAGAGTGGTGTCTTGCCACCTATACCTCTGCTAGTCACACCGATGAAGAGCACAGGTTCCGTGCTTTGTTTGTTCTTGAAAAAGACTTAGAGAGCACCGCTCAACACCGTGGCGCTTACTGGCTAATCGTCAATCGTCTGCTTGCTGATCTTGGTCTTGACCAGCTCAAAGACAACTGTGGTCAGAAGCCAGAACGTCTTTGGTATGGCAACACATCAATGCAAACGCATATCAATGCAGATGCTTATGTCCCTGCCTTCCTTCTGGAAGACATCGACTATGACGAGCCGACTGACTTTGAAGCTACAGATGTATCACCCACCGATATACAACGGTGCAAGTGGCTTCTGCAGGAGTTCCTAGAGCCTACAAGTGACGACGAGTACGAGTCCTACTACGTGCCCGTTATGGCTGCTTGTGCTGGCGTAGGTCACGTTCTCTTCGATGATTGGGTTGACTGGGTATTACGTGGTCATCACGGTCACAAAGAAGAAAACATTCGACCATTTAAGTGGAAAGGTCTCGGCAAATATGCAGGTCACACTAAGCTATATTCGCTAGCCAAAAAGCAAGATCCTAACTGGACACAGAAGCTACCAATCACATTGCGTTTTGGTGCTGCTGGAGGAGCTGTTGGTTACACAGAGACTGACCCACCAGTCAGCTTTGACGAAATCATATCTAGCAATAAAGGAGAGACTATGGAGTTTGAGCCAGAACCGCTACCTGATGCGAAGCAGGTAAAACGTAAAGGGCGACCTAAGAAAAGCAATGACGACGCGGCTAAGGAGCGTGAATCTGACGTAGACAAAGTTAAGATAATTCTGTCTGGTCTACGTAAGAACCGTCTGACCAATGCAATTGAGTACGACGACCCTAACGGAAAGGTTGTTCAACTAGAAGGTAATGACCTAGACATTATGACCACCAAGCTCAGCTGTGAGCACGGTGTGTTCATCCCTGAGCCCAGGGTTAAGACGGCTATCCAGTACGCAGCTGGTAAGAATAGTTTCTGTCCCATCACTAAGTACTTAGATAGCTGCGCTGCTCATTCCAAGGCCCACCCTGAGTGGGACCGTATTGGTGAAGTCTTCCTAGGTAACAAGCACCAGCTTGCCACCCTTGCAATGCAGCGGATGATGATTGGTGCTGTGGCTAGAGCCTACAAACCAGGTGCCTCGATGTCCTGGCTACCCATCCTTGTGGGCGCACAGGGCGTTGGCAAATCGATGTTTGCCCGCAACCTAGTTCCTGAGGCACTGTTCTCTGAAATCACAACGCCCCTTGAGACGTTGATGAAGGAGCAGTATCGACTGCACGTAGCTTGGTTGCTAGAGCTGCCTGAGATTGACAACTACTTCAACGTAAGAAACATTGAAAACTTCAAGAATCTGATTACCAGTCGAGTTGATGAGGTTCGTTATCCCTACGCTTCGTTGCCCTCGAAGCTGCCTCGCCGCTTCGTAATGATCGGTACCACCAACCGCAACCAGTTCTTGGTTGATAGCACAGGCAATCGTCGCTTTGTGCCATTGGAAATTGGTGGTGGATTTCAGATTCCTTGGAAGCAACTTATCCAAGAACGTGATAGTCTTTGGGCAGCGGCGGTTCATGCTTACCGAAGCGGAGTTGGATATGAATTCAACAGTGGAGAGATTGCAGCTATATCTGAATACATCCAAGAGTTTGGTGATCCCGATCCTTGGCTTGACAAGATTGCTAGCTATGTCGCTATCCGTGAAGAAGTTACTGCTGCTGACGTTCTAACTCACGCATTAGAACTGGATCCTCGGAACCAGTCACGACGTGAAGGTAGACGTGTTGCTGATGTTCTCCAGTCTATGGGCTGGCGTCGACTAGTCACTAGTCGTAAGGACGCATCAGGTAAGTCAAAGTCCGTTCGTATCTGGCAGCGTCCTAAAGACGATCCCATTGACGAAACCCATATCCTCAACGATTTTTAACTCTCAAATTAAGTAATTAAGTATTAATATGAAGTCATCTGATATCCAGATTGGGCTGCGTGTGCGTGTTGCCCATAACCAAATGACCGCCTTGGTAGTTGGTGAACCTGAGTATTACACCCCGCGTGCAAAACTCGTTCGTATCAAATATGAAAACAGTACTCGATACGAATTTATGATTAACCATCAACTAGAAGCACTACCTACTAATGAGCAGTACCCACTACTCGGCGGCTCTTATGTGAAACCTGAAGGTAATTTCTAATGGCTGAAGCTCAACCCTCTAAAAAACGTGGAGGTCACGCTTACGGAAGGCGTATCAAACAACTCTCTAATACAGCTGAGGAGGGTGAGCTCTGTCTATATACAGGTCACTCACTTGGTAGATTTTCTACCCACAGTATGAGATACGACAGCCATCAAGCTTGTGTTCGTTGCGTTGCTGGTGCTCGTGAAGGTCGTCTGTCTTTTGATATTTCCAAACTTCTAAAGAAAAATAGAATTAAAGCTCTTAAGTTCTGGTCGCAAGTAGAAATTGGTGACCCTGATGAATGTTGGGAGTGGAGAGGCAATATCAACAAACGAACCAAGCAACCACAATTTGCTTGGAGACGTCATGGAATTAGTAGCTCTACGCAGCATCATCCCCAGCGTGTTGCAATGTGGTTTACTTGGGGTGATCTTGGATTTAGTGGCGTTAAAACTACTTGTGGTAACAAGTATTGCTGCAATCCATTTCACCTCATCCCGCAAAATGTTGGAGTATTTGTAGATCACGACAGCTATCTCGAAAGCTTTGAGCTTGCTTGTGAACTACATACGCTTCGTCAACAAGTGGCTGAGTATATGGTAGAGCAAGCAATGAAAGAGCAAGAAAAACTTGATGCTATGAACGAGTTGAATGGTCGTGAAGAACTACTGCTTGACCCTACTACTCAGTTTGATGAAAGGTTTGAAGCAGTTATGGTTGATATTTTGAATGGTCGTCACGCAAGTCAAATCAACTCATCTGGAACTGGCCTAAATCAACAACCAGAAGATCACGAAATTGATGGCGAAGATCCCACATTAGAGTATTAATTAACTTATCCTTATATAAGAGTCATTACATTATGTCTAGGCGAACTGATCTGCTTCAGCAGTTAATTAGGTCTGATAAGTGGGGTGAAGAAAAGACGCAGGAGCAGAAGTTTCTTTCTGCTACCGCTGAACTTATTCTCACTGACTTGATCAACATCGCTATGAATGGAGTCGAGCGTGACGGCGCTGGTTCTCTGATCATTAATTTGCAGAACGACTCAACCACTTATATGTCTGGTGATGCCATTGAATATGACATCGCACAGGCGGAACGGATGGAAGACGAGGAGATCCTTGAATTCCTGCGTGGCTTGATGAAAGAGATTGATGAAAATGACTGGTCAAAAAATGTACTAATTACCTTGATCAGTGATGCTGGAACAAGAACATTTGCAGTCGAAGCAGGAGGGAGCCAAGAAAGCTTCCGAACGGTCGCAGCAGAATTTACAGAATAAGCTTGCCGAAAAAGGTCTCAAGCTTCCCCTTTACCCAACGCCTCAGCTCATCGAAAGAGCACGGCAAGTAATGGGGAGCATTGACTTTGACCCAACCTCGGACCCTGTGCAACAAGTGCTCGTAGACGCTACGTCTGTACCTGCACTGGAGAGCAATCCTCTTAATGATCACTGGCACGGCAACGTATGGGTTGCTCCCAAGGGTGCTGTGCGCAACACTCGTGTCTGGTTAAATAAAACCATTAACGAATATCGCAACAATTACATCAACAGTTTCGTATTTTTTACCAGTGCTTCTGAGATTATTCGTGCCACTCCTGTTATTTGGGACTATCCTGTATGCATTCCTTTCAGGAGAGTTAAACAACTTCGCGCTACAAGCAAAGGTTTTGAGTCCGTGTGTCCAAGTACGTGGAATGTTCTTATCTATGGACCACCCCTTGATGCTGCCATTAGCGACATCGATAAAGTCACTCTTTTCTATAACACCTTCCGTGATATCGGTCGTGTGATTTACAACGAATATGCTGGTGACAACTGGGCCAAAGACCTGGAGCACTACGAACAGCATCGAGGTGAAGTCTGATGAGTCGTCATATTGCACCGTCTTGTTTCTATGACCTGCCTTCAGGTACTCGTGTGCATCCGTGCCGTTTGATCCACAAAGACGGAACTCTTATGTGGAAACACGCACTCTTGCGCAACAATGAGCTGGTATGTCTTCCTGAAGAGCACGCACACGAAGCTCATATTGTGAAAACTGCACAACGTATAGAAGAGCTGAACTCTTGGGTGTCTCAAGATTTAGATCCCTGGGAGTTTCTGAAGCCTGTTATTTGGTATGCACCTGATGCTCCACACCTTTCTGAGGGTATATCCGTCTATCTCAAGCACACCTCACTGCCTACAGATCTTGTATTGACCGCTCTTAAAGAGCACGTACAAGATCATGAGACGTTGAATAAGGTTGAAGACTATATCTTCTTTCGCCGCTGCTAGTGCGCCCTAGCGGGCGCTTTACAGCTTGGTGATAAGACGATCTAGATACCAACGAGCTTTCTTAGCATCTTCAGATGGATTGTCTTTGAGCCACAAACGAAGCAGATATTTTAGAACTTGTGCCTGTAGCATCCCTGTTGTGGGATCAGGAGAATCTTTGATTGCATCTTCAATGACATCAATTGCTTCTACTCGACCACCTGTGTAATGACTAGGACTGTTTACTCTGTCATCAGATGTAAACTCCAATACATCATCCTGTGATGCAGAAGGAAACTTACTTATGTAATCATTTTCGCCAATAGGGTGCTCATCAAGTTCAAACGCTGACCTGTAATCTTGCATATATAAATCAAAGGATTCATATTCCTTCTTGAATTTGTCGTAATCCATGTATCGCAATCCTGTGATTCACTACCTAATATAAGAATAAATGTCTGATAATGCGATATGACATCTCCCAAAGGTGATCCCACCTATATAAAGAATAAGGATAAATATTTTATTGATGTTGCTAAGACTGTTGGTTCTGCATCCACACACCCCGTCTGTCCTGGCGGATGTGTTGTAGTGCGTGACCGTGAAATCCTTGGTGACGGCCGATCTCTTCTCACAGCAAGCAAGGTAGAGATTGACCCTGTTTGTTATGCCATTGCAGCTGCTTGTAAAAGAGGCACGCCAATGACAGGAGCTGTTGTCTATACAACACGTTACCCGTTCTCTGCCTCTATCTTTCAAGCTCACATTATGGGCATACGAAAAGTTGTTGTGCTTGCTCACGAGTGGGAACCCTATTACAAGGATGAATTCCGTAGGGCTGCACGCCTAGCACGCGAATTAAACATTGCTGTTGAACCTTACTTTGAAACCAAAGACCCCCGTTTCTCAGTCAACTCTTACGCAGAGCAAGGAGTTGATGAAGACCTCTACCCAGATTCAAACCCTCATGCAACAGACGAGTTTGATGCCAAAGATGCTAAGGAGATCCTCGATGAAAACTGAACTACTCTTTGACCTTGAAAGCACAGGACTGCTGCGTCAGGGGTCAACAATTCACTGCATAGTAATGCGGAATATGGCTAACGTAGAAGAGACAGAAGT